AAACGAATCAATTGATTACGAGAAGCAATTTGAGAAAACATTTCTAGATCCTCTAACATTGATTTTGGGAGTTATAGGTTGGAACCATAAAAAGATATCAACGCTTGACTCTTTTTTCATTTAGTAGTATAATAGATACTGAGGAACCATGTCACTTTTAGATAAAATTTTAAAGAATTCAACAATTAAGAATACTTCTACTCTCGGTGAGTCAAAGGTATTTACAAAGCAGGAAGAAGTTTCTACTCCGATTCCTGCGATAAACGTAGCAGTTTCAGGAAAACTTGATGGTGGATTTGTACCAGGAATTACAGTATTCGCTGGACCTTCAAAGCACTTTAAAACAGCCTTTGCCCTTCTCTTGGGAAAGGCATTTATGGAAAAATACCCAGACTCTGTGATGCTTTTCTATGACAATGAGTTCGGTGCACCGCAGCAGTATTTTGATAATTTCGGGATTGATACCTCGCGCGTAGCTCATACACCGATTACCAATATTGAAGAGTTAAAGTTTGATATCGCAAAGCAGTTAAACGACCTGTCCGAGAAGGAAAAGGTTATTATCGTTATTGACTCAGTTGGTAATCTCGCCTCAAAGAAAGAAGCACAAAACGCCTTAGAAGAGAACTCCGCTGCCGACATGACTCGTGCAAAGGAGATGAAGTCTCTTTTCCGTATTGTGACTCCTCATATCAAGATGAAGAACATTCCTATGATTGTTATTAATCACACCTACAAGGAAATGGGTTTGTTCCCAAAAGATGTTGTTTCTGGTGGATGTGTTGTCGCTGGTACGATGATACAAACGCCAGAAGGATTGAAGGCAGTAGAAGAATTTAAAGTCGGTGATCGTGTAATTACTGTTGGTGGATCTAATCTTGTCACACATGTCTGGGACCCCACTACATTAGAAGAAGGAGAACCTGAGTGTTTCGAGATCGAGTTCGAAGACGGTTACAAGGTAGTGTGTTCCGAACGTCATAAATTTTTGATTGATGGAGTTTGGGTGGAGGCCAAAGATCTCTTGATAGGTCAAGAAGCTTCTGTAGTATAGTATAGTCAAAAATCTGTTTTTTATATATCTATTATACTGTAGATAAAATAAGGAGCAGAATATGAACTATAAGAGAATATACGAAGAATTGATATTCAACGCAAAAAAATAGAGAAGTACAAGGTTATACAGAGAATCATCATATAATACCAAAGTGTATGGGCGGAGATGATTCTATGGATAACCTTGTACGTTTAACAGCCAGAGAACATTATTTGGCGCATGAATTGTTATTTAAACATTATAAGACTACTAAATTGGCGCACGCTTGGTTTAGTATGTTGAGGCGTGATGCGAATCAAGAAAGGTTCTTTACTTCGAAACAATATGAAAAGGCTAGAATAGCACACTCAGAAGCCATGAAAGAAACCATGGGCGGTAGTAATAATCGTTTTTTTGGTCGAAAACATACAGAAGAAACTAAAAGAAAAATCGGAGAAGCTAATTTAGGAGAAAAACGGAGCGCAGATCAAATTAAATTATGGGTCGAACGAGTCGCTAAAAAACCAAAAAGCATTGAGCATCGTGCTAAAATTAGTCGCCCTGGTTTTATCATGTTGAAGAATATAGAAACTGGCGAATGCATTAGAGTTGACAAACAAGTTGCAATAGGCTATAATAGTAGTATATGGAAAAATCCAGCTTCAATAACACAAAAAAGAGAAGTTTGCGTTTATTGTGGTAAAGAATCGGTATCAGGAAATATAAAAAGGTGGCATAATGAAAATTGTAAACATAACCCCGATAGGTAAGAAACAGGTATATGACTTATCAGTTGAAGCGGTCGAACATTACGTACTGGCTAATGGTGTAGTAACTCATAACACAGGTATCTATTACTCAGCTGACAACATCTATATCATTGGTCGTCAGCAGGATAAAGACGGCAAGGAAGTTGTTGGATTTAACTTCATTATCAACGTAGAGAAGTCACGGTTCGTAAAAGAAAAGTCCAAGATCCCTGTTGAGTTCTCGTTGGAAGATGGCATCTCTAAGTATTCAGGTCTGCTTGATATGGCATTGGAATCTGGGTTTGTAACTAACCCAACTAAGGGATGGTATCAGTTCGGGGAGAACAAGTTCCGTGCTGATAACTTTGGTGAGCACGCAGAAGTTCTTCTCGCGTCTGATGAGTTCAAGCAATGGGTTATTGATAAATATTCACTGAATACCAGACTCTGGCAAGCAGAAGAGGAAGAAGAATAATGACAAAGAAGAAATCAGATAGCTATAATTTCGTGACGATGCCTGACCTAAAGTGCTCCTACTTTTTAGTAGAGAACAAGCAGAAGGGAAACGATGTCATCGCTCTTCTCCTTCGCCTTGAAGAAGGAAGACATAAAGGAATTATCGTCGAGATTTCTAAGTTTGAACTAGCTGAAAATTCAAACAACTTGACTTTTAACTATGATGTAGTGTATAATCCATATGAGAAGATTCCAAACGTTAAAACAATTGAAACCTTTATCCGTAAAACTGTTGGTCGTATTATTACTAATGCACTTAGTTGTGTTCTTTTAAACGAGGGTTTTCCTGATGAAAATAGAATCTCTGATTCTGAAGTCGTTACTAGTTAACGAAAATTATTGCCGTGCTGTATTACCATATCTAAAACCTGAGTATTTCACAGATTTTACTCAAAAAACGATCTTTAAAGCTATCAATGGATTCGTTAATAATTACAACGAACAACCTACCATTGAAGCGTTGCGCGTTATTCTTTCTGAGTCTTCCCTAAAAGAAGAGGAGTCAGATTCTGCTCTAACTTCTCTTGATGATTATGTTGACGGAGAAGAAAACAATTTTAACTGGTTAATGGATAAAACTGAAGAGTTCTGTAAGGAACAGGCTATCCATAATGCTGTACTTGAGTCTATTCATATTATTTCTGACAAAAAAGAGAAAAAAGATAAAGGTGTTATCCCTGAGCTATTGAAAGAAGCTCTCGCAATCTCTTTTGATCCTACCGTTGGTCACGATTTCATGGAAGACTATGAAGCGCGATATGACTTCTATCATCGTAAAGAAGAACGTATTCCGTTTGATATCGAACAATTAAATCAGATCACAAAGGGTGGTCTGCCACGCAAGACGCTCAACATTATCTTGGCGGGAACGGGAAGTGGAAAATCTCTTTCCATGTGTCACTTCGCTACAACAAATCTAACGCAGGGTAAGAACGTTTTGTACATCACGATGGAAATGGCAGAACAGAAGATCGCGGAACGTATTGACGCAAATATGTTGGATATCTCCCTAGAGAATCTGGCTCTTATTTCTAAGGAACAATACACGAAGTTAATTACAAGCGCGAAGAAGCGCACGACAGGTAGGTTGATCGTGAAGGAATATCCGACTTCTTCTGCAAATGTAAATCACTTCCGTCATCTTCTGAATGAGTTGAACCTCAAGAAGAAGTTTGTTCCTGATATTATCTACATTGACTATTTGAATATCTGTTCTTCTTCTAGAATGAAGTTCTCACCAAACGTGAACTCTTACACGATGATTAAATCTATTGCAGAAGAGATCCGTGGTCTAGCTGTTGAATTTGACGTTCCAATTATCAGTGCTACCCAGACGAATAGAACAGGCTTTTCTTCTTCTGACGTTGAACTAACAGATACGTCTGAATCGTTTGGTTTGCCAGCAACGGCTGACTTTATGATTGCTCTTATCAACACAGAAGAGTTGGAAAAGATGTCTCAATTGTTAGTAAAGCAGCTAAAGAACAGATACAACGATGTATCCTCGAACAAGAAGTTCTGTGTTGGAATTGATCGTTCTAAGATGAGATTATATCAAGTTTCTGAAACCACAAGCGGATATGAAACATCTAATAATAGTGAGGACTTCTATACGGATGCGCCTGATTATGGTGGTCGGTCTACGTTAAAGGACAAGTTCAACAACTTTAAATTCTAGAGGATTGGTATGAAAAGATTTAATGCATTTAGCATGCTAATTTGTACACTGTGTATTGGTGTAGTGTATTTGGTATCAACTGGTTTGGTTATTATTATTGGGACGATTTCTAATTTCTTTCTCTGGATAAACAGGAAGTTGGCGTTAACTCTTATCTGGGCTGAACGTGAATACCTTCGCGAAAAAGGCGTTGAGTACGACGAGGCGTATTACGAAAAAGCTATTGACTTTATCAAAAAGCTTTAGAATAAAACTTGACAATTTAACGTAAAAGAGGTATAATAGAAATATATGGGAAAGCCTAAGCAAATTTTTCTAAAAGAGACTGTACCTGCGAATGATTGTGAGCACTTGCTCGGTACGTTTCTTGACGACTCTCACTATGATCTTCTAATTGAAGAAGACTGCGACGTATACAAACCAATCCCTGATCATATAAAGAATAAATTTTTTGATAGCGAGCTTCTTAACTTAGAAAATTATCTGCTTCTGAAGTTTCGTAAGAATGTCTTCCCCGAAGACATGCAGAAGGAAGCGTATGTTGGTCTACGAGAGGCTGCGGTTGAATCACAGAACCGTGGGATCGCGGCAGGTTCGAGAACTGAAAAGTCCACAGGTCGTGACTGGGTGACTATCCTTCAGGAAAAGGTAATAGATATTCTCTCAGAAGATAGTACCCCTCTTCCCGGCGAGGATCCTGTAGCTGATGCGTTCTTGAAATACGGTAACAGTAATGAAGTTGGAGCCAGAGGTTCTGTGTGGTTAACTGGCAAGAAGCCAGCGAACTTTAACTTCGTTGAATGGGCAAACGCAACTAAGAAGCTATCCTACAAAGACCGTATCAAGGAAGTAGAAAAAATCAATGATTGTATCTCAGATACCTCTTATGCTAATCCAGTATACAGTGGCATCGCAGGATACTTTGATCGTTATCCTCGTATTCCTTATTGCCGAACCACAGCTTACACTTCTCATCAAGGCGATAAGTTCGCTGCTGCTGTTCCTTTTATTGAGAAGATCTCAGAAAAGTTTAAGGAGTTAGTTCCAGGTCGATGGGAAAATCAGAATAAAGAAGTTTCTAAGTTGGATAGATCGTTTAAAATTGGAAATTCGGTCTACACTACAATCACCGTTAACAAATCATATAGAACGGCGGCACATCGAGACGCTGGTGATTTACCTACTGGCTTCGGCAATCTTGCTGTCTTGTCTGACGGTAATCCTTATAATGGTTGCTATACATTATTTCCTAAGTTCCGTGTTGCGGTTAACGTGAGACCTGGTGATCTTGTGATGATGAACGTTCATGAGATTCACGGCAATACGAAGTTTGAAGGCGAAGGCGAACGTATCTCGATTGTCTGTTACATGCGCGAAAAGATGGCCGAATGTAAGACAAAGTCCTACGAGGATTGCCGTTATCGCTTCGTAGAGTCGCGTCGTTTAAATCAGGATCATCCTCTCTGGCACGAACACTGGAATGGTGTTTCAAGTGGTATGTGGAAGTCAGAGGAATGGCGTGACTATCTGATGGAAAATGGTTTACATGAATACGCTGATCAACTCAACATCTCTTCTGGTGGAGTGGAGTTAGACATCTAATGTTAGAAATTATTATCCCGACTCTGGGTCGTTGTGACAACCAGATTACTTTAAATTCTCTTCCTCATAAGTGGAAAAAAAATACTACATTAGTTGTTCAAGAACACGAGTATGACTATAT